ATCCTTCCCCCTGGCTGGGTCATCAATCCGCTGGTCGAGCACGTTCCTGACCCGAATTTCCCGGGCATCCTGGCCGGGCCCGGCTTCACGCGCCTGACCTACATCTGCACCGATCAGAACGGCCAGACCGTCTGCGCCAGCGGGGCCCTGGAGGACTGTGAAGCCCAGGCCTTGACGGCGGCGCAGTCGCGCACGCAGCAGCAACCCTACGACGAGGCCCTCTGATGCCCATCCAGGCCTACGCCCACCCCCGCCGCACGACGCCGCGCCGCAGCACGCAGACGCGCAACCACTTGGCCTTCGCCTACCCGGCGCCGCAGAAGGGGATCAATACCGCGCAGCCGCTGCCCGGTGGCGATCCGATGACGGCGATCCGGCTGGAGAACCTGATCCCTCGTGCCCTGGGGGTGCAACTGCGCCGGGGCTACCTGCGCTGGCAGTCCAACCTCGACGGCGAGGTGCGGTCCTTCCTGAAGTACCAAGCGCCCAACGGCACCGAGGAACTGTTCGCGGCCACCAGCGAGGGCAAGATTTACGACGTCACGCTGCCGCTGCCGTCGGTCACGGTCCCGGTGCCCGTGGCGACGGTGATCAATGGCGCGCCGCCCGGCGAATGGACGTCTCTCAACTTCGTGACCGGCGCGGGTGTGCATGTCCTGGTGGCCGTGAACCCTGGGGGTGGCTACTGGATTTACGACGGCGCCAACTTCATCCAGATCACGCTGGGCGCTGGCGCCAATCAGGTCAGCAACATCGACCCCGACACGTTCGTCTTCGTGACGGTCTTCAGGAATCGGCTCTGGTTCCTGACCGAGAACAGCGCGAGCGCGTGGTACCTGCCGCTGGGTGTGTACTTCGGGGCTGCTATCGAATTCCCCTTCGGCCCGATGCTGCCCAACGGCGGGGCCCTGGCGGCGCTGGTCAACTGGACGTACGACGGCAGCGGCGGCGATGGCGCGGGCACCAGCGGCGGCGGCACCATGAACAGCCAACTGGTGGTGATCAGCGAGCAGGGCGACGTCCTGGTCTACGGCCACGCCGACGCCGTCAACCCGACTCTGTTCCAGGGCGTCGAGGGCCGCTGGTACGTGGGCCGTGTGCCGGTGGGCAGGCGCTTCTTCAGCACCTACATGGCCGACGTCATCATCCTGTCCGAGCGCGGCATGTGCTTCATGTCGGAACTGATGCGCGGCCAGGGCTTCTTCACCAACGTCGGCAACGCCCAGGCGATCAACAGTTCGCTGGCGGGCGAAATCTCGCGCTCGCTGGACACGCGCTACTGGGAGGTGGTCTTCCTGCCCAGCCAGCAGATGGTGGTGATCAATCGCGCCGAAATCAACGTCGAGAATCTCCAGTGGGTCTACGAGGTGAACAACCGCGCCTTCGCCATGCTGCGCGGCATCCCGATGCTGACCCTGGCGCAACTTGGTAGCCGCGTTTACACGGGCGATCTGGATGGCCGTGTCTGGCAGGCCTTTGAGGGCAACTCGGACGGTCACGTTGACGACATCCCCGGGCTCGACTTGGAGGGCATCGTCGTGACCGCCTTCCAGGCGCTGGGCGATCCGGTGCGCGTCAAGCGCTTCCTGATGGCCCGGCCCAGCTTCATCTCGCAAGCAGCCCCGGGCGTCATGGTGCAGATGAATAACGAATGGAACCTGGGCATCACGGGCGCCGCGCCGCCGTACTTGGCCGCTGGCGGCAGCTTGTGGGACTCGGGCCTGTGGGACGTCGCGGTCTGGTCGGGTGAGGGATCGTCCTACGAATACTGGGCGGGCGTCACTGGCACGGGCCGCTACGGCTCGCTGGCGCTGCGCGTGCGCGGTCCTGCTGACCTGATCTTCGTCGGCTGGCAGGCGCTGGTTGAAGCCGGGGGCATCTTGTGATCACGACGCAAGACCAAGCCGCCCTGGTGCAGTGGCTCTGCGAGCGCATCGGCCTGACGCCTTCGTACGACATCAGGGCCATCGGCAGCTTGTCCTTCGTTGACCAGTCGCTGCGCGGCGTCGTCGCCTACGACGGGTTCAACGGCGCGAGCGTCGTCATGCACATGGCGGGCGAGCCCGGCTGGCTCGACAAGACCGTGCTGCACGCCGCCTTCGACTACCCGTTCCGGGTGATGGGCTGCAATCAGGTGCTGGCCTTCGTGCCGAGCGGCAACGACGTCGCGCTCGACATCGACCAGCGCCTGGGGTTTGAGGTGGTGGTCGAGCTTGAGGGGGCGCACCCCGATGGCTCGCTGTTCGTGCTTCGCATGAAGCGCGAGAATTGCAAGTGGATCGCGCCCCGGCGCACGCACTGAGGAGCCTCACATGGGCAAGAAATCCAAGCCGCCGCCAGCACCCGACTACAAGGCCGCTGCCGAGGCGACAGCCGCATCGAGCCAGCAGGCGCAGACCAGCGCCGACTGGGCGAATCGGCCCGACCAGACCGACATGTACGGCAACAAGACGTCGTGGCAGTCGCAGTCGGTGATCGACCCGGCCACGGGCAAGGCGGTCAACAAGTGGTCGCAGAGCACCCAGTTGTCGCCGCAGCAGCAGGCCGCGCTCGACCAGCAGATGGGCATCCAGACCGGCCTGATGAACACGGCAGGCGGCATGCTGGGCCGTGCAAACGAAGCCGTGTCCAAGGACTTCGACTGGGCGGGCTTGCAGCAGGCCGGTGCCGTGCCGATGGCCCGCGAGACGGGCGGCGCGGGCCAGGGCCTCATGAGCGGCCTGGATACCCAGTCGCTGGGCGCGATGCCCAGCGCCGACGCCGCCGAGCGCCAGCGCATCGAGGGGGCCCTGTTCGACCGCATGCAGCCGCAGCACCAGCAGGCCCAGGAAGGCCTGGAGGGCCAGTTGGCGGGCATGGGCCTGACCCGTGGCAGCGAGCAGTGGAACCGCGAGAAGCAGCGCCTGGGTGACCAGCAGTCCCGCGAGCGCTTCAACGCGCTGGAGATGGGCGGCAGCGAGATGTCGCGTTTACACGGCATGGGCATGCAGAACCGGCAGCAGGGGTTCAACGAACTGATGGGCGCGGGTCAGTTCCAGAATCAGGCCCAAGCCCAGGGCTTCGGCCAGAACCTCGCGGCCAACCAGCAGAATTTCGGCCAGGACTTGACCCAGGCGAATTACCAGAACCAGTTGCGCCAGCAGCAGATCGGAGAGCAACAGCTTGCCCGGCAGATGCCGCTCAACGAACTGAATGCCTTCATGTCGGGGCAGCAGGTCGCTTCGCCGCAGTTCAGCAACTTCAACACCAGCACTTCAGCCGGGGGCGTCGATTACTCGGGCGCGGCGGGCCAGCAGTACAACGCATCGATGGACGCCTTCAACGCCAAGCAGGCCCAGGGCCAGGGGCTTATGAGCGGCATCGGCACGCTCGCGGGCGCTGCGGCGACGGCCTTCTGACCATGAAAATCCTCCAGTTCTCCGGTGGCCTCGACTCTCTGGCGTGCCTGCTGCTGTTGCAGGACGAACCGGGGCTGCATGTCGTCTCGGTGCTGACCGACGGCGCCTACGGCAGCACCGTCGATTACCTCAACAAGGTGCGCGAGGCCTTCCCGGCCATCGTCTTCGTCAGCGTGCGTACCGAGCGCGACATCGAGCAGTACGGCCACCCCGTCGATGTCGTGCCGCTGCGCTGGACGTTCATGGGGCAGATGATCCGGGGCGCGAAGGACATTCGCTACCAGGACTCCTTCTCGTGCTGCAACCGGGCGATCTGGCAACCGCTGGAGCAGACCAGCCGGGGCATGGGCGCGACGGTGATCTACCGGGGCCAGCGCGACGACGACAAGCTGCGCGACCCGGCCAACGACGGCATCGTGGTTGACGGCGTGATGTACCGCTTCCCGATTCATGACTGGACCCGCGAGATGGTCTGGCGCTACGTGGCCGAGCACCGGCCCGATCTGGTGCCTCCAGGCTACGAGGATGGCGAGAAGACCAGCCGCGACTGCTGGGACTGCACCGCCTACCTGGACGACAACCATCGCCGCATCGAGAACCTCCCCGCCGCGCAGCGGCACCGTGTAAACGCGCTGGTCACCCGCTGGCGCGATGATGTCCTCACAGAAATTGGAGTCCTGCCATGAACGGTCAACCCCTCCCCTTCGACCTGCAACAGATGCTCCAGCAGCAGGCCGGTCCCGGCATCCCCGGCATGGCTGGCCCCGTGGCCGGTGGCGGCGGCATGCCCCCGATGCCGCCCGGCATGGGCCAGCCGATGGGCCCGCAGATGAACCCCGGCATGGGCCCTGGGGCGATGCCGCCGCAGGGCGGCAACCCCGACATCGCGGGCCAGGGTCAGGTGCCCGGCACCGCGCCGCCGCCGCCCGGACAGCCGAATCAGGATCAACTGATGCTCGACTACCTGACGACGATGGGCGGGCTCCAGCCCCAGCACGCCGAGATTGCCCGCAAGCGGGCGCTGGTCGAGCAGCTTCGCAAGGGCGGGCAGATGGGCCAGATGCGTAACGCCGGGCGCATGCAGGTCGCCCAGCACCCGCTGGAGATGCTGGGCGCGCTCGCCAACACGGGCGTCGGCGCCTACAAGGCCCAGCAGGCCGACGAGGATCAGGCCGCGCTGACCCGCAAGAGCGATCAGGCCTTCGCCGATCTGCGCGAGCGCTCTGGAGTCGGCAAGTAAGGACACTGTCATGGCCCAAGACCTGTTCTCCTACCTGTTCGGCGATCCCAACGTCACGCCAGCCGAAGCAGCCCGGCGCGAGCGCATGACGATGCAGGCCGCTGCGCTGCGGGGTGAGCAGGCTGACCGGCCACCGATGCCGACGGCGATGCCGCCCCAGGCGCCGCCCCAGCCGCCTGTCCAGCCGCAACCCCCGGTCCAGCCGCCCGTGCAGCCTCCCCAGCCGCCGCAGGCCCCCGCGCAGGCCCTTCCCAGGGCCGTGGCGGCGCAATCGGGACCGCCAAGCACCCCTGGTAGCCAAGCGCCTCCTGCGGCGCCTCCTGGAGCCTCTGAAGCGCTCGACCCCCTGGAGGCCCGGCAGCAGGCCCTGTACGGCCAGTTGCAGGAGGCCATGAAGCCGCCCGACATGACGGGCGCCCAGGCGGCGTACGACAAGCGGGCCCAGGGCGGGACCACCCAACTGATGCTGGCCCTGGCGGCGCAGCGGGCGGGGCAGGACTTCGCCCCGGTCCAGGGGCACTTCCTCAAGCAGGCGGCAGCGGCCAAGGAGCCTATGAAGGTTCACGGCGGGCAGATGACCGAGACGGGCTTCATCGAAGACCCGGGCTACGCGCAGGAACTGAAGCTCAAGCAGATCAACGCGCAGATCACGGCCCACCAGCGCGTGATCGACAGCGCGGCCACCCGCGCTGCCAAGCTCGCCGCTGCCAAGGAAATCGAGCGGCTGAAGAAGGAAGGCTGGGAGTACCAGCGCGGCACGGCGATGATGACCGCTGGCATCGTGGCGGGCGCTGCCGGTGCGAGCGGCCCCGGCAAGGCCGACTTTGAGGGTGTGGACTCCAAGACGGGCAATGAGGTTGTCCGCGACAAGCGGGGTGCTGCCTGGGTCCGCACGGGCTTCGACGCCAACGGCCAGCCCCAGTACGCACCGCACCAGGGCTCTGTG